AATTTCATTTATTATCGCCTTTTGCTATGTACTTTATTTGGGTTTTAGGGTATAACTAATAATGCGGCCAGATACTGGAGATCCAATGAATTTTTATACCAATGTTACTCGTCATCGAAATCAAATTTTAGTTCGCGGAATATCTGACGGCAAACCTGTCAAGTTTTCTGTGAAATACAAACCTTATTTATTCGTTCAAGCAAGTGCACAAACTGAACATAAGAACCTCAAAGGTGAATATGTCGGCAAGATGCAGTTCGATTCCATGTCTGAAACACGAGAGTTTCTGCAAAGTTATGAGAACGTGGCAGGCATGAACATCTACGGCCTCTCTGATTGGCCTTACATGTATATTTATGACAAGTATAAAGGTGAGATCAAGTATGATCCTGCCCTTGTTTCAGTTTGTTCGATCGATATCGAGACCAGCATCGAAGGCGGCTTTCCTGATATCGAGAAAGCTGACAACGAAATCACAGCGATTACCATCGGCCGCAATGGTAGGAAGACTACGTTTGGTTGCGGTGAATACAAGGAGCATCAAGACAATGTACAATATTACAAATGCGCAGACGAATCTGCACTCTTACTCGCCTTTCTCGAAGTCTGGAACGGATCACTCTATTCGCCTGACGTTGTCACGGGCTGGAACATCGAGTTCTTCGATATCCCATATCTTGTCAACAGGATTCGAAAAGTTCTTGGATCTGATCACGCTGAACGTCTCTCTCCCTGGAAAATGCTCCGTGAATACAAAGTTAACAGCCGTGGACGAGAATGCATTTGCTATGCCCCTATCGGCATCGCAGTCCTTGATTACATCCAGCTTTATCGGAAGTTTACGTACACAGAGCAGGAATCTTACCGACTTGACTACATCGCTCAAGTTGAACTGAACGAAGGTAAGATTGACTATCGTGACGAAGGTTATACCGACCTCGACGACCTTCGTCTCAGGAACTTCCAACGTTACATCGAATATAACGTTCGTGACGTTGAGATCGTTGAGAGGCTCGAAGATAAGCTGAAGCTCATCGAGTTGGTCTATGCTTTGGCTTATGACGCCAAGGTTAACTATGAAGATACTATGACAACCGTGAAACAGTGGGACGTGATCACTCACAACTACCTACTCGATCGAAACATCGTAGTGCCTCTCAACGATAAGAATAAACCCGACCGAGCCTTCGTAGGCGGATATGTCAAAGATCCAAAGGTCGGTATGAGTAAATGGGTTGTGTCGTTCGATTTGAATTCCCTTTATCCCCACCTTATCATGCAGTACAACATCTCCCCCGAGACGCTTGTTACTCGCTTAAAAGATAAGGTGTCAATCGACGACCTACTTGTTGGTGGCGCTAGTCAGTTCGGTGGCTATCTTGATAAAACGAACTGTACTATCGCCGCCAACCTTTGTATCTATACGAAAGAAAAACGAGGCTTCTTGCCATCGATTATGGATCGTATGTATGACGATCGTACTCGTTACAAAAAGCAGATGATCGAGTGCAAGAAGGAATACGAGAAGACGAAAGATCCTCGTCTTGTCAAGGAAATTGCACGACTCGATAACATGCAGATGGCCAAGAAGATTCAGCTGAACTCGGCTTATGGTGCTCTCGGTAATAAGTGGTTCCGTTGGTTTGACGTGAACAATGCCGAAGCCATCACCACATCTGGTCAGCTCAGCATTCGTTGGATCGAGAACAAGCTCAACGACTATCTCAACAAACTGTTGAAGACAGAAAACTTTGACTATGTGTTGGCTTCCGATACCGACTCGGTTTATGTGACTCTCGAATACCTCGTCAAGAATGTATTCGGTGATGATGTGCCTGAAACCAAGAAGGTGATTCAGTATATCGACAAGATCTGTAAGGAACGTATCGAACCATTCATCGATCGTTCTTATCAAGAACTTGCCGAATATATGCACGCATATGCTCAGAAGATGCAAATGAAGCGAGAGAACATCGCAGACAAAGGCATCTGGAAAGCCAAGAAGATGTACATTCTCAATGTATGGAACTCTGAAGGCGTTGAGTATGAGAAGCCGAAGTTGAAGATGACAGGCATCGAAGCGGTTCGATCCTCGACTCCGACTGCATGCCGTGATGCCATTAAGAAGTCTCTCGAGATTATCATGGCTGGATCTGAATCGGATCTTCAGAAGTATGTCGCCAACTTCAAGGAAAAGTTTTCATCTCTTGGGTTTGACGACGTGGCTTTCACTCGCGGTGTCAAGGACATCGAGAAATATTGGGTAGGTGGTAGGTTCCAAAGCCAGACTCCTATCCATGTTCGTGGTTCTGTGGTCTACAACGAAATGTTGAAGAAGAAGAAACTTACAAATAAATATCAATCCATTACCAGCGGTGAGAAAATTAAGTTTGCATACTTGAAAAACCCAAATCCGACACAAGACTATGTTATCTCGTGTCCGAATGGTCTACCGAAAGAATTGAAGATGGAAACTTACATCGACTATGCGGTGCAGTTCGAGAAAGGCTATCTCAGCCCTATCGAGTCGATCACTAACACCATGGGATGGCAAGCAGAAAAACGCGCAACACTGGAGGATTGGTTCTCATGATGGTAACAGAATACAATGGCAATGGAAAATATGCAAATCGCCGAGCTGAATTGCATAAGCAAATCTATGATGATTATTACTATGTCAAGTTTTTTGAAAATGATGAGCATATTGAAACGCGAGTTTTAAAAGACAAAACATTACGATACGCAGAAGATTGCGCTGAAAACTGGACAATAGGAGTTATTAATGGCTAAACTAGATATAGACTTAGACTTTGATTTTGGTTTCACGACTTCATCTGAAGAAGAAATCAAACAAGAAGGCAACGATAAGGCACGTTACATGTACGATGCCATCATGCCTTTACTTACAAACTTAAAGAAAGATGCAGACAAAAACCCGATCATCAACTGGCCTAATCGTGCCGAGAAAATCGATCTCTTCATTACTAAATTAAATAAGATTCTCGCATCTTAATGGTGTACAAATAAAGATATATCGTATATACTGGGACAATCAGACAAGGAGAAGTTATGTCAGACCTATTAAATAAATTGCGTAAGAATACCACAATCAAGGATTCAGATATTTTGTCTGATTCCAAGTTCTTCAATGCCAAGGACATGATCCGCACGACAGTGCCTGCAATCAACATTGCATTGAGTGGTAAAATTAACGGTGGCTTCGTTCCTGGTCTGACCATTTGGGCAGGTCCATCGAAGCACTTCAAAACTTCTTTTAGTCTTCTCATGGCGAAAGCATACATGGACACGTATCCAGATGCAGTCATGCTTTTCTATGACTCAGAATTTGGTACTCCTCAATCTTACTTCGACTCGTTCGGCATCGACACATCTCGAGTTCTCCATACTCCCATCACAGATGTCGAACAGTTGAAGTTTGATATTATGCATCAGTTCGAAGAGATCAAGCGCGGCGATCGTGTCATCGTTGTGATCGACTCGGTCGGCAATCTCGCTTCGAAGAAGGAAGTCGAAGATGCACTCAAGCAGAACTCAGCCGCCGATATGACTCGCGCAAAACAGTTGAAGTCGCTCTTCCGCATGGTTACGCCCCATCTTAACCTCAAGGATATTCCTCTGATCGTGGTCAACCACACTTATCAGACTCAAGAGATGTACTCGAAGGCCGTCGTATCTGGTGGCACTGGCATCTATTATTCGGCTGACAACATCTTCATTCTTGGTCGTCAACAAGAGAAAGATGGCAAGGAAGTCACTGGCTACAACTTCATCATCAACGTTGAGAAGTCTCGCTTTGTAAAAGAAAAGAGCAAGATTCCAATCGAAGTATCATGGGAAGAAGGCATCAGCAAATGGTCTGGTCTACTTGACATGGCTCTCGAGTCTGGTCACGTGATCAAGCCAAAGGTTGGTTGGTTCCAAAAGGTTGATATGACTACTGGAGAAATCTCCGATAAGTCGTATCGCCTGAATGATACTTATAACTTCAACTTCTGGCATCCTATTCTACAGTGTCCTAAGTTCAATGAGTTCGTTGAAAAGAAGTACGCTGCAGCAAACGGTGCCATTATGCAAAGTGAAGACGAAGTGGCAGATGTCTATGAGATGGAGGATGAATGAGAATTGAACACATCATATTTGGAAATCTTATTGAAAACGAGGATTATGCCCGCAAGGTCATTCCATTCCTCAAAGAAGAATACTTTACAGACACTGTAGATCGTAAGATCTTCTCTATCATTCATGAATACGTGGGAAAGTATAACAACTTTCCTACAAAATCTGCTGTCGAGATTGATCTTAACGAGGTAGGTGGTCTGTCTGACGATCAGTTCAAGCTTGCCAAAGAAGTTGTCTCTGGACTTGACAAGTCTGAAGATCGTGATGTGGCATGGCTCGTAGATAATACCGAGAAGTTTTGTAAAGACAAGGCATTGTATAATGCTTTGATGAAGTCTATTCAGTTGGTAGACGACAGCAAGAAGGATAGCATCTCAGTCGGTGCTATTCCTCAGATCTTGACTGACGCACTCGGTGTTTCTTTCGATAGCCATATCGGCCACGACTTCTTGAATGATGCAGCAGAACGCTATGAGTTCTATCATCGTAAGGAAGTTCGTATCGGTTTCGACCTTGATTTCTTTAACAAGATTACTCAAGGCGGTCTGCCTCGTAAGACACTGAACATTGCTCTTGCTGGTACTGGTGTCGGTAAGTCATTGTTCATGTGTCATAACGCGGCTCAAAACTTGATGTCGGGTCAGAATGTCTTGTATATCACTTTGGAAATGGCAGAAGAAAGAATCGCCGAGCGTATCGATGCCAATCTCCTCGGTGTAACACTCGACGATCTGAAGGATCTACCTCAAGCCATCTACTACAAGTTGGTAGGCAAAGTCAAGGAACGAGCAAAAGGCAAGCTCATTGTGAAGGAGTATCCAACAGCATGCGCAGGATCCGCAAACTTTCGACATCTCTTGAACGAATTGAAGATCAAGAAGAACTTTATCCCCGACATTATTTACATCGATTATCTGAACATCTGTGCGTCGTCGAGGATCAAGCCGGGATCGAACGTGAACTCGTACACCTACATCAAGGCGATCGCCGAAGAACTTCGCGGCCTCGCCGTCGAGTTCAACGTGCCAATCGTTTCTGCTACTCAGACTAATCGTTCTGGTTTCAGCAACTCTGATGTCGGTCTCGAAGATACATCTGAATCGTTCGGTCTGCCAGCAACGGCCGACTTTATGTTTGCCTTGATTACGAGTGAAGAGCTACGTCAACTCAATCAGATCATGGTAAAGCAGTTGAAGAATCGTTACGGCGATCCTTCAGTACACAAGCGATTCGTGATTGGTGTCGACTATTCGAAAATGCGTCTGTATAATGTAGAAGCATCTGCTCAAGAAGATCTTGTGCAAGACGAAGATCGACCAGTCTTCGACAACTCCGCCTCTGGTTATCGACTCGAGAATGAATCGAAACCAGTCAGTAAGTTTGAGAAAATTAAATTTGCAGGTTTCAAATGATCGATAATCTCAGACGTGACTGGATAGTCAATACAGTCAAAAATCCTAAATACAGATGGAAGTGCCAGATACTAAAGAATACTTGGTGGATGGTCGAGGAAGGCAATGAGCCTAATTGGTTTCATCGCAAGATGCAAGAACTTTGTTTTGGTTTTAAATGGGAGAAGATTGATGGTTAACTATAAGATCGTAAATACTGGAAAGATCGTCGATGTCGGTGGCGGATTTGGCGAAAACAGCGGTGATATCCTTGAGACCAAGACAGATCAGGTTGTAATCAAGGGTGTGCGTATGTCCAAAGTCAAAGAAATGGTTCGACATCTGAACTTTGGCGGTGGGTTTGACGGCCACACACCAGCATTTTTTTTAGCCGAACGCGAAAAAACTTTAGAATTGACTGTAGAACTTGTATAAATAGATGTACACTATGTGGTGCGTGGATATACAGTTTTAACTGTGTAAGAGGCAAGTGTCTTAATTGACGACTGGAATAGGCAGGGTCACAGGTGGGGTTCCTCCTGCTACACGCATGATGGGCGGCTTTCGGGTCGCCCATTTTTTTGCTCTTTTTTTGAAATAAACATGTACATTTTATCAAAACTTTGGTAAGGTGGACCTATAATCAAGAAGGAAAAAACACATGTACTCCATTCAATATTTCGATCGTCTTAACAACAACCTCGACACCTCTTCGCCAAAATTCCCTACCATTCAACTTCTCGTCGATTTTATCAATCAAAATCCCGACCTCGAATATTCTATCGTCCTCTACAAAAACTTCTTCGTCGCACCAACCGTCGACGATATTATCCTTAACCAAAAACCTCGTCCAAAATTTGTCAAACTTATGACTAAAGTTTCTACCACTCTCGACAATTACGTATCTTCATAAAAATAAACATGTACATTTTATTGCAGATTTGGTAAGGTGGATCTATAATGAAGAAGGATATGATGATGTCTGCTGAAGAACAAGAATTCTGGGAAGGTTATGAAGCTTGGCTCGATGAGCAAGCCGATCGTGCTGCATACGAACGTATGGTGGAAATGTGACTCGATTTGTAAACAGATTCGTTATCTCTGACCATCATCTTGGTCATACGAACTCGTGGGAAAAGTTCAAACTATCTGACGGCAGTCCGCTGCGTCCGTTCACCTCGACTGAAGAGATGAACGAGACCATGATTGAACGCCACAATGCCAAAGTGAAAGAGCAGGACACTGTCTACTTTCTTGGCGACGTAGTAATCAATAAGAAGTATCTCGAACTGGTAAAGCGTATGAACGGCCGTAAGATCCTGATTCGTGGTAACCATGACATCTTTAAGGATGAAGACTATCGTGCAGTTGGCTTTGAGCAGATGCACGGTGTTCGTGTGTTTGTGGATAAGTTCATTCTGAGCCATATCCCACTGCACCCTGACTGTGTGACAGAACGTTTCAAGGTCAACGTCCATGGACATCTTCATGCGAATGAGGTCAAAATGCCGTGGGGAGTTAATGCTGATAGAAACGAAATCATATATGCTGACTTCCCGGATCCTCGCTATCTGTGTGTCTCGGTTGAGCATACGAACTATGAGCCTCTGCACTTCGATGAAGTTCAAGCTCGCATCGATAAGCGTTGGGCAGATACTGGTTACACCGGTCCTGCCAAGGCTTGGGGTAATGGAAGTGGACCTGGTTGATGAGTAAACTAGTACAAGCAGTTGAGGCATCAGCTGGTCGCAATTATCAGCGCCGTATGAAGCCTGAGGGGCTCCTTTCTTCTATGATTAATGTAGAAGCCACGATGAATAAGGACGTGGTGCGCTACACACAGACGCGGTATAGTATCCGAGCCAAGCTCGGCGCTGATGCGTGGGTAGATGATCACCGCCCCGAAGCACTTCCTAAGGCCATCGTGCAAACGCAGCGAGCTATTACGGAAGCTGTGTTCGGGGAATTCAGACCATACTTTCGTGAGTTGAATCTGGCAGTGTTAGATGGTAAGTATGACGATCTTTATGAGATTCTAGATCGGTTTGAGAAGCAGATGTTTAAGGCAGATAGTTTCGAATAGCTGTTGCCATTATCTAATAAGTGATGTATAAGGAGATATAGAATGAGTAAAATGATTTTCGCGTTTCTGGCTATCTTCGCAGTCGTGTTCCTTGCGATCCAAGGTTTCACTGCTGCAAGTGGTCGTGAAAAACTTCAGCTCGCCAAGGTGCTGGGGTATAGTTTGGCTTGTGCCACCTTGGCGACTGTGATTGCAGTTTCAATCGTTGTATTGTTTTAAAGGAATATATTATGAAAAATGTTACTAAGGTTGCTGTTCTCGCTGGTCTGATGGCCACGACTGCTGCATGTACTCGTATCGAAACAGGTGAAGTTGGTGTTCGTCGTTCGTTCGACAAGACTATTGAAACCACTGAGTTGATGCCTGGTTCTGTTAATCAGACCATCTTCGGTGATGTCATGACATTCCCAACGAAGGACGTTCAGGTTGATGTGTCTGACTTGACTCCATTGGCTTCGGACAACTCGACTGTTGCCGACTTCGATATGGCAGTGATCTACTCGATCAATCCAGGTTCTGTCGCAGAACTCTACATCGAGAAGAACCGTGGTTTTCACGCTGACACCGAAGAAGGTGATACTCTTCTGATGTACAACTACATCCGTCAGCTTGGTCGTAATGCTGCCTATAAGGTTGCTCGTCGTTACGAGTCATTGAAGATGGCTGATAACCGTGCTGAGATGGAACAGTTGATTCGTCAGGAAGTTGTAGCACAGCTCGCTTCTGAGAAGCTTGACGGTGCAATTTCAATCTCACAGGTTCTTGTTCGTCAGGTAAAGCCTGCTGCAAACATCGTAGCCTCGGCTAATGCGCTTGTTCAAGCTCAGAATGCTGAGAAGCAGAAGCAAGTCGAAGTTCGTACTGCTAAGCTTGAAGCACAACGTATTGCTGCTCTGAATGCCAACGCTGGTGCAACGAAGTACATGGAAGCAACTGCTATCGTTACTATTGCCGAAGCTGTCAAGGACGGTAAGGTCAACACGATCGTTATCCCTTACGACTTCAAGGGTATCGTCAACGTAAAGTAAGCATGTACAATTAATGCGTGGTAGTGTATACCAGAATCAGGAGGAAATTATATTATGACAATGCATCTTCTTGGTCCTGCTTACACTACCACTCATCATGGCAAGCGTAAGTCCAAAATGACAACTTCGAAGTATACCAAAATTGGTTTGGCTTGGCTCGAAGACTGTAAGTTTTGCAAGCGTATTGGCGTCAAGCCAAAGACGTTCGAAGAATATCAGCAATACCGTGCAGGCAACTACAAGCCGAAGCTTCGTGGCACGCCGATGCCTGATTACAACGTATCAGATCATCGTAAGAAGTACCCATCTCAGAACGAGATCGGTGTACACTACGCAAAGAATTCTTCTTACGAGAAAGAAAAGCTTGCCGTCAGTGGCAATTATATCATCGGCCAAGCCTATAACAAAGGCGGACTTGTTGTCCTTTCCAAGTCTGAAGCGGCCGATCCGGCAACTGGTAAGAGACGCGGTTGAGCATCGTGTTCCTCCTCTCATCGTTGCCGTTCTTGGCGATCTTAGGCTTCTTCCTTTGGGTCGGGTTTAAGGTCGCCAAGATTTTTTTGCGATTTGCCCTCTATGGTTTTCTTTTTATTATTTTGATTCTTCTCGCTTTAGGGGGTTTACAAAATTAGTTTTTTGTAGTAAGGTGAACCTATGATTGACCATACACCAACTTATTCCGCCTTTCGTACACCACTCGCAATGGCTGGCATCAATTTTCACGACCATCATTTGGTCGGTCTGACATGGCCATATATAAACTGTAAAGGCAAACAGTATCACGTCACGATGCTCGATCAAGGTTGGGTGTGTGACTGTCCTGGTTTTAACTTCTATAATAAATGTAAGCACATTACACAAGTGCACGAAAAGGTGATAGCAGAATGATTGTTCAGAACGCAGTAAATTGTTTGTCATGTGGAGATCTCATCATCTCTAAACATCGTCATGACTTTGTAAATTGCACTTGCGGTGCTGTATGGGTAGATGGCGGTCAGGACTACCTGCGTCGTGTAGGTGACTTTGAAAACGCCGTCGACTTGTCTTGGTCACTGCCAGACAAGTTATATTTTGATTGTGCTGATGCTGCTGGCCTTGCTATGGATAGCGGTCGTAATACTAAAGGCATCGCCAATGCAGTGATGCGTACTCTTCGTGAAGCTGGTCGAGTGATCGCCGAAGGTGAACAAAGAATTCTAGCTCATAATCCTCGTATGGATGAGATTATGGTCGAAGAAGCCGATGGCACCATCAATCGTTATAAGAAAGTTGTAGAATGAAAGAAGCATGCATCGTCGGCTTTGGAATGATCGATGCGTTAGGTGATAATCCCATCGATTGTTGGGAGAATATGCTTAATGATCGAGACTTCCATAAACCTATCGATCCTCATGTTCATGAAGGCCACAATCTTAAAGTTAAGTACGGGTTTTATCCTGAAATTGATATCGATGAAGAATTACAACCTCGAGCAGTAGCTTATGGTATGCATGCGGTTGAGCAAGCTTTACACATGGCAAATTTGCCGCATTCATCGAATGTAGGTGTCATCTTCTCGACTCTTTTAGGCGGCAACTCGACAAAAGCAAAGTTAGATGCCGAAGGTCGAAAGATGAAACCAAAACAGATCCTTCGCTCAACGATGGATTATCTCTGCAGTCAAATCTCAATTAAGTATGGATATACTGGTATCAATACCATGGTGTATTCTGCTTGTGCTACAGGTTTGGTAAGCATCGAATATGCTATGCGAATGCTCGATGAGTATGACTATGTGATCGTAGGCGGTTCTGATGCTGGCGTAAATCACATGGATCTCTACTTCTTCTCGATTATCAAGGCGATCGGTTCGAAGTCGATGCCATTCGATAAGAATCGCGACGGTTTTATTATGGGTGAAGGTGCAGGTTGCATCATCCTTCAGTCGAGAGAAAAGGCCGAAGCGATGGGTTCGAAGGTATATGCTCGCATCACTGGAGTTTCGAATGCTTCAGATGCACACGATCCGACTGCACCTTCTGGAGCCGGAGCTCGTCTTTGCTTGGAGAAGCTGGATCTCGAAGGAGTCGACTCAGTCAACTCGCATGGAACCAGCACTCCACTCGGAGATGTGGTAGAGTATGACGTGGTTCGCGAGTTTACTGATGCACCGATCTATTCCAATAAAGGAAAAATTGGACATACTTTCGCTGCAGCAGGTGTACTTGAAACAATTTACAGTGTACTGTCTATTCAGAACGGTGTGATTCCTCATACCGCTGGTTGTCAAGACACTGATATGGATGTGGTGATGGAGAACATCGAGACAGATGTCAAGAAAGTTCTTGTCAATTCATTTGGATTTGGTGGTAAGTGTTGTTCAATTATTGTTGAAAAGGAAAAGTAAAATGTCTTCTGGATATACTGTAGAACTCGATTGGGAAACTGTAGACCACGTCGTGGTCGGTCAGCTGCGTAATACATGGGAAGCTTTAAAGGGCAATCTCGGCAATGGCGACTGGGTTTTTGTCTGGGGTGATCAAGAAGCCGATGATGCCGAGATCCAAAAGCACATCGACGCGCTCGAACTTCTCCTCAAGTGGTACTCCACTCCCGATGAGCTGGTAAAAATGGGACTCAAAGAAGGTGCCTAAGTATCTTGTAGAGACAATCGACTTCTTTCGCATGCGATATGTCGTGGAATGCGAGAGCGCAGAACATGCCAAAGACGTCGTGACGATGAAAGAAGCTGAAGAGTTCAGTCAATTATATCTTGACGAGACTATCACTTCTACTCGCGTGATTGATGATGCAGAGTATCTTCGCATCTTCGACGAAGATAATGACTATCTCAAAGAGTGGTCAGAAGAAGAGAAATTTAAGTATGTGCACGAAGTAGTCTATGATACTCCAAATCCAAGTATGAAAGAACTCGATCCGGATCAACGGGATTGGGAATATGATGGTTGTGGAGTAAAAGTCTGGAAAGGCACGATGCAACGTTATGAGGTAGAAAACGATGGAACAGAATAAAGTATATACAATTAAGCTTATGTCGGGCGAAGAACTCATTGCTCGTGTCAAGCAAGAAGGTGGTGTCACCGAACTGTTGAAGCCTCGTACAGTTGGTATGGGACCTCAGGGTTTTGCTATGATGCCATGGATGATGTCAGCTCCTGATAACAACGTCGTAATCTCTGACACAGTCATTGTCGGTGCTACTGAAACGAGTGCACAGGTTGCTACACAATATCTGAAACAAGTAACAGGAATACAAGTCTAATGTTAGAATGTTTGATTATGGGCGATTCGATCGCCGTTGGAACGAAGATGTTTGCTCCGAAAGAATGTGTATCATATTCGAAGGGCGGTTGGAATACTTGGCAATGGAACAAGAAGTGGGGTAAAACTCCGCTTGAAGCCAAGACAATCGTAATCAGCCTCGGAACAAACGATCATAGCGGCGTTGATACGAAAAAAGAGTTGACAAAAATTAGAACTCGTGTTAAGGTAGGCAATGTAGTATGGATTATGCCTCCTTGTAACAAAGGCTTTTGCAAACCTAAGGTCAACGCCATAGTAAAAAGCATCGCTGTAAGTTACGGAGATCGTATCATTGCTACATCGTATGTTCAACCTGATGA